TTGTAGATCGTCGTCGGGCCGGTCTCACGGTGAGCCACCGCGAAGAACTGCTCCTTCTTCATGTTGCCCTTGATGTAACCCTTGGCACGAGCTTCCTCGTGAGTCAGGTCAGCAGAGCGGGACTTGATGCGCGACCACGGACGCTTAGCGGTTCCACCGAGAACGGCGGAGACCCACTCCATCTTCCGAGTGATCCATTCGGGGCGCGCGTCAATGTCCTTCGCCTCGGGGAACAGCTCTTCGATGTTCGTGATGCCATAGTCCTCAGCGTGAGCAATCATCGCGTCGTGAAGGCTGCCGTTTGCCAGCGCTTCCTTAGCGACGACGGAGACATACTCCTGGAGCTGAGCGTGGGACAGAGTCGTACCGCCCTCAGTGCCGTTGTTGGTCTGATCAAAGACGTTACGTCCCATGTCAGTTCCTTCCTTGTCTGTGTGTTCGATGGTGTCTTCCTCAACTACCTCGTCGGCCTGAGCAACGGTGTCGCCCTCGTCTTCGGTAGTGTCTTCTTCAATAACCTGGTCCAGAACCGCCGCAACGAACTGCTTCTGCTCGTCCGTCATGCCCGAATAAATCTGGGCCAGGGTCTTGTCTCCTGTGGCGGTTTCGGTCGCCATGGTTTCTCCTTCTTCCTTAGTGAAGTGCTCAAGGACGAAGCCTGTCTGAATGACAGCTTCATCGTCGAGATCGTCATAGTCACCATCTGCGTGAACTACTCGAACGTTCTCGATAACGGCACCCGAGTTAGCACCACCCAAGAGAGCAAGACTCACCTCTCGAATAGCACCACCTAGAATATCGCCTGCCTTGCGCTTGAGCCTATTTGCGTAGATTGACAGAGCATCAAGATCCTTGTGCTCCACCAATTCCTTAGCCTTCTGACCCGCGGGAGTTCCGTTGAAGAAACCCTGCGCGTAGACGCCTTCCTCACGGTTCTCGAGGATTACGTGACCAAGGACATTGTCGGGACTTCCATGCTGGTGCTGCCAAACGAGCGGGACCCGAAGTCCGTCGTTGCCCTTGAACGCATCTCGACGGATGGTTGTACCATCAGTGCAGAGAATGTCATTCTTGGTAGCCCAGCCGCTGAAATCAGCTTCCATTTTGACTGTCTCCCTCTGGAATTGTTGCAGTCTCCGTATCTTGAGTCGGAACTGGTTGAACCGGTTCAGTAGGTGGTACTGGTTCCGGTATGTTCTTGTTGCGGAGTTCATCAGCAGCAGGGTCAGAAGAAGGTCGCATGCCAATCAGGCCACGAACTTCGTTAGACGACATGATTTCGTTACGAGTAAACTTGTCAGCGATCTCAGCGATGTCGCTGATCGGAACGAGCTTAAACGGATCACGGAAGTACATGATTGTCTGCTTCTGAGTCCTAGCAGTCTTAGTGAGGAATGTACGAGCCATTGCTTCACTGAGTGCCGCCAAGACGGGCTCAACAGTACGGTTGTAGTAGTTGAGCATTGTCTTCTCGTCAGCAGTTCCGTCCATCACTTCTTTCGTGATGCCGAGTTCCGCATAGAGTTGTTCTGTGAGATACTGAACCTGCTTCAGCAAGTTGTTCTCCGCAGGCCTGTTAAGCTGCGTAATCTTCTCAGTACCATCGGTGTAAGCAATTCCGTACTGCGAGCCTTCCAATTGTACCTCGATGTCTTTACGACGCTTCTCGGCTTGTTCTGCTCTCGCTTGAGACTTGATTACATACGGTAGCTGAATGATGATGTCGAGCTTACCAGAACTAGACTGTTTGTCGATCGCATCAAGGTAACTTAGCTTCCTGATCAGTCGTTGAAGAGTCGAGTTCGGCTCGTTCATAACCAGGTAGAATGGGTTCTCCACAATAGCAACCTGCGCTTTGCTTAGAACCAACTCCTGCTTCTCACCATTACGTTCGTCATACACTCTAACTCGAACATGTTGTGGGTACCAACCAACGATGGCTCCAACTCGCATGGTCTTAATGTCATAACCTGCACTGAGTGATGGATTAATCGATGTGTCAACAGGCACAATAGCTAGTGTACCCTGCTCGAACAGCGTAAGTGCGAGATCCTGCTTAAATGCTCTAGCTGCTTGATCAATGTTTGCTTCGACGTTTAGACAGCTATTCAAACCGCTGTCGATTTCCTCAACAAATCGATCGTTTTCATCAACTCGAGCATGAATCAGATTGATACTTGCTACATCGACGCTGATACGATTATAGATGGACGCGACAATGGTTCGTTCACTTGAGAAGCGATTACTCGCGCGCGAGGAGCGCCCGGTAGCATTTGATTGTCCATAGTCATAATAGGCCGGGTCATCACGCCCGGTAAAGACGTTGAATGCATGCTTGATTCGATCTCGTATAGTCAACGCCATTGTTCACCTCCTTTCTTTATCATTCGAACGCCTCCTTGTTGAGTTTGTAAGCAACGTAAGCGTCTAGCATTGCAGAGACATTATCGATCTTCTGATCCTGCCTCTTCTTTAGCAGCTTTCGATTGCCATTAGTGTCCTCTATAGTAATAGCGTTACCCATAGCGAAACTCATGAGATCCTGGTCAAACCTGAGCAGCTTCTCTTGTGCGAGTTTCTTGAGCTCCCCTAGAGGAACGGACTCGGTTCTTGCGCCCTGAATAACCTTCTCCAGACCGAATGGACCGTTCTCACCTTCATAGCGAGTTACGAATTCTTTGGCGTTGTAAGGGTCGTATCCAAAAGCACGAACATCATACTGACAGTCTGCGATGAATTTCTCGAGATCGTCATAGACCTCCATCAGGTCGAGAACTGTACCCTCCAGGACGTGAAGACTGCCTTCCGCCATGAACTCGTCATACTTAATCCTCATAGCAGCCGGAAGCTTCATGAGAGTTAGGGATGAAATATAACTTCGAGTCTTAATTCCAAATCCACCATTCGGCAGAGGGAACATGAACGTGAAAGCACAGAAGTCATCACCCTGCGAGAGGTCCGCGCCAAGAGCACATGGCATCTGCCAGTATTCCTTGCGACGGTGCGGGATTGTGTCTTCGTAGGTGAAGAAGTAAGTATAGCCCTCCATCGGAATTCCGAATCGCTTAGCCAGAATATCATTACGAGCAGCTGGTGCCTTTTCAGCACGTTCCACATCGAGGTGATACGTGTCGTAAGTAATAGTCTTACCAAGATTCGGATTAGCCTTCAACCACATCGATGGATCGGCAACTTCCTCAATCTCGTCTAGCGCATAGTGCCAGATCGAAATATGCGGAGCGTAGTATTCACCTCGGAGAATATCATGGAGTTCCAACTTAATGGTATCTCCACTGCCATTACGGACGGTTCCCTCTGAGCTGATAGCGACGATCAAATAATCATTGAGTTTAGAAGCACCCTGCTCGATCGCGCCTACCACATCTTCCCTCAGATCTCCAGACAACCATTCATCGATTGTAGAAACCTTAGGACGAAGACCCTGTAGTTTGTTGATAGCCATAGGTCTGATCTCGAGGATTGAACCTGTCAAGAAGTTCTCAATGCCCTTCTTAGTTGAGGCCAACTTAACACGCCCTGCCCGCGATCCCGTCGTGTTCTGCAGAGATCCCTCGGTGAGGAACTTGAACAATGGACCGCGGGCCCTCGTGATAGCAGTTCGGAAAGGCTGCATCACCTCTTCAGCCTGTTTCATCGTTGGTGCAGTTGTGATCTGATGGGTCGTTGACGTGTCAACATTCAGGAAGAAAGCCTGGATGCATTCGGCGTACATTGACTTTGCTGCTCCACGAGCAACGATCAAATACTGCTTTACGACCAACCGTTTACGGACCCTCTTTGTCTTGTAGGTTCCTCCATGGCCGTCCCGCGAAGGTACGTAGACACTCCGCTCCACGAAGTAGTACCAGCCAAAGATTTGTTCGGCCCATACCTTGAAGGTGTCAAGCAAGTGTAGATCGGTGCCATCTGTGAGAGTCAGTTCATTCTCACAATAATAGATGAAGCCGTCCACTGCCTTGTCATCGTAGTAGTATCGAGGATCATCAATCAGAGCATCAATTCTATTCATCTCTTGAGTGATGTATCGATTTACAGGGATTTCGCCCCGCAAAACCTGTTCGCGGAACGCCCCGTAATACTTAGGTACTGCAGTATTAGAGAGTGCCACGATCGGCCTTTCTACGGATTAGGAAACCGCGGGAGAAGACCTAATTCTTCTACGGTTCGTGGAGCATCTGGCTTCGCCTTTGCTTTCTGACCCTTTTTCTTCGGGGTTCCCGCGCGTGCGGCTGCGTACGCAAACTTAGCAGCTTTACTGGTCTTACCCTGCATCTTATATGCAAGAATCGGAAGAATAAGCGCACGAGCAGCTTCACCTTGTGGGCTGGTCCAACCCTTTTGTGCCGCAACCATCAGATCGCCCATCTTAGCAAGACGAGACTTCCGCTTCGGAGTCATCTTACCTAGATTTTTCTCTAGATTTAGACGATCGTTCAGCACCTTGATCTGTGCATTGCTAAGCGACTTGACGCCACCCCTCTGAATCTGCTTGTTCACCAAATGGGCGTTCCAAGCGTCGTCAGAAGCAGTCTTAGCAAGCCGAATTTCAGCCTTCTTAGGACGGTACTTCCGAGGACCAGCCTTCGCTGCGGTCATGTTAATGCGGGGTGTGCCATCAGGACCAGAAACGACCTTAGTTCGCTTAGACGGCGTTACAGAGCCTGTAGCGGCCTTCTTCTTACCAGGTGTACGTCCACCACCGCCTGAAGAGCTGCCACTTGCACGTCGAACGCCCCATTTCATACCGGGGACGCCGTGGTGCTCGATGATACCGTCTACTTCGAAATCGTCAGTATGGCGAATTGGCGTCTTGATGATCCTAGGCGCAGCCTTACTCCTCAACGAATCGGCAAGGATCTTAGTTGCGGCGGCTTGAGCTGCTTGCTTGGTTCCGCCCTTCTTAAGAGTGTATTCCTTGGCCAATTTCATCGAAATTACGACCTGATCCTGGTATGGAAGCTTGCTAATCTGCAAATGACCATACTTCTTAAGCACATCTTTCGCAGTCTGCCACTTATTCAGGAAATCCTTTTCTGAAGAGTTCAGTGGACGCTTCTCAACACCCTTAGGGTCTGGCTTTTTCGTTTGACGCCACTTCATACCCTTAGTGCCGTAGTGCGCGAGAAAATCCTCCACAGGATCGGTGTGAAGGATTCCTTGTTCTTTGAGAAACTCGTCTACCTTACTCGTCGGCGTCATTGGTTCCCTCCTCGCGGCGGTGCTTACGGCTAAACACCATAGGTGAAGGTGTGGGAGCCTCTTCAGGCTCCGTTACCTCCTCGACCTGCTTGATTTCGTCAGTCTCAGGCTGCTGCTCGTCATCGTCGTGCTCTGGCGGGGCACCTACCCACTCCAGACGACCTGCAACTTCGCCGGTAAACTGAAAACCAAACTTTGAACCGTTCTTCTTAACCCAGCGTGCTCGGAGCGATCCAGGAAACTGAACACCCGATCCAGGACCGTGATCCCACACATTGATGACCCCAGCCTCACGAGGAGTCGGTTCCTGCTCCAAAAGGTCCACTCGGAACTGCTTATCGAACGCCTTCTGAAGCTCTGCAAACGCAGCGCGAACTTGCTTGTTAGCCATAATCTTCTCCTGTTACCATAGTTGGGTATCCCCCGCACGCCTAGGTACGAAAGGCTTAGGGAGCAGACGTGCATCCCCGAAATGTATAGCATTGTGCGTTCTATGACTCACCGAAATCAAATATTCGGGGTCTAGCATGGCTTCTTCGCCATGTAGTATGTCTTCTTGTGTCAAGGGCTGCATGTGATGAATAATCACCTTATCGTGGATTTCGTAACCCTCAATACCTAAATCACAGCCAGAATCACGAGCAATTACGTGCTGTCGGATACGTTTCCACTCCGAAGAACGATAGAATTGCTGATTCATCCACCGATCGTGAGCAAAGGTATCTTGCCCAACTACGCCCTTGAGTTTCAGGTATTCAAACCGCTCATCGAACGTGTGAAGCCTGCGTAGTTCGTGATATGAAAGATTAGGCATCTTCGGAACCTGTGTAAGCCCTCATTGCCTCGATAGCCTCGCCATAAAGCAGCGCGACGTCCTTTGCAGCAGCGAGATCTTCCGTACGGGCTTGAAGCAGCATGTTTTCCTTGCGGAGACGCTCTCGCTCGAGTTCTTCACGCACCGTTCCAATTTTCAGAAAGTGTGTGAGGACCTGCGAGGACACCGTCCCGTTTGCGATCTGCTTTTCAGCGAGATCATAAGCCATAGCGGTTAGCTGATTTTCTCGAGCTTCGACGGTAGTGGCTGGTGGCCGTCTAGGCTTCGATTCTTTAGCAGAAGCCATGGTCACCTCCACTCTATGTGATGGAACCTAGTTGCAGCCCTCAGAAGGGGTGCCAGGATTACTTCGAGACCCCTACGAAAGGTCACGCTCTTGAAAGGAGTGCGGTAGATGAAGCCGCATTTGTTTTGTCGCAATCCTGACACCTCTACTGAGGGCTGTAACT